AATTATTCAACCACATTATCTTGGAGTTGATAGAGTTAATGTAAGAAAAGACTACAAAGACAAAACTGTTGTATTCAATCACAGAGGCGCTGGTTATACTGGATGGGAATGGTTTGTAAAAGTATGTGATGAAATATGGGAACAAAGACAAGACTTCAAAGTATACACAACACTAACACAAGTTGATAGGCCGTGGAATGAAAAAGTTAATTGTGAAAGTCGTGATGAATATATGGACTTCTTATCCACTATGAAATTTGGAGTAGGGACATTTCAAACATATTCTGCTTGGAGTATCTCAACAACTGACGGATTCTCAGTCGGTGTCCCTTATTTGTTACCAAACAAACTATGTTATCCTGAGATGACGAGTGTGGCTAAAAATCCATATCCTTATTTATATGATGATAGAAATGATTTCATTAAAAGGTTTAATGAGATGTTAGATAATCCAATCACATATGATACAAGTGATTTAGCAGACAATATGATTTGGGAAGAAAGAATATCTAATTGGTTTGGTGGTTGGAAAAATGTTTTTGAATTAGATTCAATTAGTGAAACAGAAACTGTTCTAAAAATACGAGACTTTATTAAAGACAAAGGTTTTGTAACCAAGAAAAATATATTAGATTATCTTGGTTGGGGTGTTAGAATTAAATTCAGTCCTTATAGAAATGCATTAAGAAAATACAAAGAAATTAAATTTACCAAATATGGTTATGAATATATAGGAGAATAATGAAAAAATTAACAGCAAATGAAATACAAAGTAATTGGGAAGAACTGATAGCTATCATCAATAAATATGTTGGTGATGATAGAAGAGACAACCTTATGAAGTTTTATGATGACTTCAAAGATAGAATGATGTTTGCACCGGCGAGTGCTAAAGGACATTATCACAACGCGATGCCCGGTGGATATGTTGAACATATTCTTCACATTGTAAGCAACTCACTTGAATTAAAACAAGTGTGGGCAAACAATGGAGCTGAGATTAACTTCACAGATGAGGAGTTAGTCTTTGCTGCTTTACATCACGACTTAGGTAAGGTTGGTGATTTAGAACACGACTATTATATCCCACAAACATCAGACTGGCATAGAAAAAATCGTGATGAGATTTATACTCACAATCCAGCTCTTCAATATATGAAAGTACCTGATAGAGGGTTATGGTTACTTCAACATTATGGTGTCAAGGTTACTGATAAGGAATACATTGGGATTAAATTAACGGATGGTTTATATGATGAGGCTAACAAGGCATACTTGATGTCTTGGAATCCTGACTTTGGATTGAGAACCAATATGGCTTACATTCTTCATCAAGCCGATATGATGGCTACACATATTGAATCCGACCAATGGAATAGAGGTGAGGAATCAGGTGAACCAATAAATACAAAAGTTCCAAAAACAAAAGATGAACAAAAACAAGTAGACAATCTCAAAAATAAATTTGATGAATTGTTTTCTAATTAGGAGATAGTATGTGGATATTTTTAACAATATTGTTTTTCTTAATAAGTGCCTTTACATCTACATTGGTGTATTACTCTTTACGAAGAATAACACAATACGAAGAATTAATTTTAGAAATTCAACAAGTAATAAAATTCTCAACGGATAAAATGAAACTTGTAGATTCTAAAGGACATTATGAATCAGATGATGAGACAGGTTTTTTCTTTGAACAATTAAAACAAATTCAATTAGCCCTTGATGGGATATTTGAAGAGGGAGCTACAAATGACAAAAAAACAAAATAAAAAAGTTAATGATGTTAAAGCTGAAATTAAAAAAATAACAAAAAAGAAAAAACGAAAAGTTTATTTTGGGCAAGAGGATCAAGATGCAGTTGTGGAATATAATTCATCAACTGATGATAATGAAAGAAATGTAATTTATGGTACAAGAATACATAAAGCTTTTGATAAACTTGCTGAAAATATAATTAATACTTTTAAATTTACTTATTTTGATTATGGGTTTGAAGATATTAAACACGAAGTTGTAGCCTTTATGGTAGTGAATATGCATAAATATGACCACACAAAAGGTTCAAAAGCATTTAGTTATTTTTCAGTTGTGGCTAAAAACTATTTAATTCTCCATAACAATAACAATTATAAAAAATTAAAATCTCATGATAAAATGGATGCATTGGATAGGCAACATAAAGCGAGTGGGTTTAATGAATCTGACTACATAACTTTAACAGATGAAATCGTTGAATATTTTGATAATAATATGAACACTATATTTAAAAAAGATAGAGATTTAAAAATTGGATACGCTATTATAGATTTAATGAAAGCACGAGAAGATATAGAAAACTTCAATAAAAAAGCAATCTACATTTTAATTAGAGAAATGACTGATGTGGAAACAACACATATAACATCAGTTGTTAATGTTTTAAAAAAACACTACAAAAAACTATTAAATAAATACTATAATAATGGTTCAATTTTATTCAATACCTCAAGTTCATTCTTTTAAATACTAAACCCACTTCATTGTGGGTTTTTTATTTCATACAATTTCTTACAAATTTAATATTTATATATGAATAAGTACATCTAATAGGAGGTGTTATGTCAGACAATAATGAAATATTTGAGGGAAAAACTTTCCAAGATTTAACAAAGGACATCTATGAGAACACTACAAAGCGTAAAGTTCAAATAGATTTGTTAATATCAGAAATACACGGATTCATTACAACCATAGATGATGTGGTTATGGTAGCTCCTATCATAAAAGAATATATGGATACTGCTGTTCGTAATGATGAACATCTGGTTAAATTAGCTGGTGTATTGCAAAGAATTATTTCTAAATCACAAGGTGACTCTGATGAGTCAATGTTATTAAGTGATGAGGAAAAAGAAGAATTAATGGGAACACTTCAAGATACTGTAAATGATTTACAGAAAGAAAGTGATAAACTTGAGGCTACAAAAAACAAAACAATTGATTTGGGGACTAATTAATGGGCTCTTTATTTACAACAAATGAAGATTTAACTGCAAAAGGAAATCTTGGTAAACCTATAAGTGTTCCTTATTATTTACAATTTGTGCCTGGATATTGTGCTGAAGTTGTACATTCAGAACAAAGTTTAAGATATAATGGGCCAAATAGTATAAATACAATTATAGCTCTTCCCCACGCCACTGATAAAGTCTATAAGACAAGAGCTAGTGCTGGTGAAGAATATAGATATTATCCTTTATTAAGAACAATGAATGATGTACCATCTAAAGGAGACCCAGTATTGTTGTGTACTATTGGTAAAATAAAATATTATTTAGGTCCTCTGAATACTGATAATAATAATGCTACTTGGAATGATGACCCATCATTTAGACCTGACCCATTATTTTCATTTGGTGGTTCGGATGATACTTTGGGTAAAGTGTCTCCAAGAGGGATAAGAGGAGAGGGGCCAAATTTTAATAGAGATGTAACTTATGATAGAATGGCTAAAAGAAGAAAAGAAGAATTAGATTATGGTAATGCTATTTTTGAAACAACTGGTGATACATTGATTGAAGGTAGGCATGGAAATAGTTTAAGAATTGGAAGTCGTAGTAATAATCCATATATGTTTATATCTAATAAAAGAAATCCAAGTAATAAGTTTGAAAGTATAAGTGATGGTAGTTTAATCAGTATAACATCGAATGGAACATTAAGACAACATTTTGATGGCCTTGTTGATGATGATAACAATGATGTTGAATTTGGATTATCAGTTGATAGTCTAACCAATTCATCAAATACAATAGGTGATGTGTTTACTGATTTAAATGGTGGTAGTGATATATATCTTTATGGTTCAGAATTTCAAGATAAAGAAGTAGTTAATGAAGATGGAACAGGAACTGTATCCACCATACAAAAAGGTATTGATGGTAATCAAATATTATTTCATTCAGATAGAATAACTTTAAATTCAAAACTTGATGATATTTTTGTATCATCAATTAAAGACATACACATTGGTGCTGGTAGACATTTAACATTTACAACAGCTGGAGGGGATGAAGTAAATAATACGGATAGTGTTATTTTTCAAACATCAAATTTTAATATCGGTAATCCTTCAAGAAAAGATATGCAACAAATGGTGTTAGGTAATGATTTATTCGATGTATTACAAACAATTGTTGAATTTATGGGTAGATTACAGGTCCTTACAAGTTTAGGTATTCAGACACCACTTACTGTTGGTAAGTTTGCTGGTGATATATCACCCGGAGAACCATTAGCAGTTGCAATTCAAAATGAAATAATACCAATAATTGAAACTATGTTGAGTGCTAAACATAATATAGAAAGTAATACATAAAAATAAGAGGTAATTATGAAAAAGAAAAAAACAACAAAACAGATAATCAGACAAATCGTTAGAGAAGAAGTTGCGATGGCTATCAAGGAAGTGATAACTGAATTAAAACAACCAACTCAATCTCAACCACAACCTAAAAAAATAATTGAAAAAAAATCATTTACAAATAATTCAGTATTAAATGATGTATTGAATGAAACAGCTAATGGAGATGATTGGAAAACATTAGGTGGTAAAGAATTTACAACTGATAGAATGAGTGAATTGATGGGTAAACAATATGGTGATATGATGAATAAAAATACACCACAAGCTGTTCCATCAAGTGACCCAATGAGTCAGTTTTTAAATAAAGATTATAGTGAAGTTTTAGAAAAAGCTGAACAAAAACAAAAACAAAAATACGGAAAATAAATAATGGGATTAAGACAAAAATTAATTGATGCTAAAGTAGATGCATTACAAGAATCATTACAAGAATCTATTGAATTAGATACGAGTGAAAATTCGGCTATTTATTTAGAAGCTGACTACACTGCTAGAGCTATTCTTGAAACATTGTCTGAAGCTAACTTAACTATAACAAAATTTAGAGCACCCGTTGTGGTTGAGAGTTTAAAAACACCTGACCAAGTTGTAAATATTAAATTAGAAACATTGTTAGGAGATAAAGCTCCTATTTTAAAAGCTTTAAGAAAACTACCAATACCAGCTATAGGTGAAATTGTAGATAAATTAGAGAGTGAAATTGAAAAGGCCATAAGACCTTTATTACAAGGTGGAGCTGCTTTGGCTGGATTAGATTTAGGAAAAGATAATGGTGGTTTGGATTGTGTTGGTTATGTGGTTATTGGTGAAGACCCGGACTCTGTGGAAAATTTTGATGTTGAAGATGAAGATGGTCAAAGAGATAATACAACTGTAAATTTATCACTTGAAGACCTTGAAGGACTAATGTAATGGCTATTAAAGATATATCAAAAAAACCTTTTATTCAAGACAATGATACCAATGTTAAAGTTGGTATTGATTTACCAATTCGTAGGGGTGCTGAACAAGATGGATTTTTTGCAACAACTTCAACAACTATTGAAGCTGTAAAAAATAATATAAGAAATTTATTACAAACCGAAGAAGGTGAAAGATTTTTTCAACCAAATTTAGGAATAGGTTTAAGACAATTATTATTTGAAAATATTACGGATAAAAATTTAATTGGTATTCAAGATTCTATATTGGACAAGATAGAATTTTGGTTACCTTTTGTTGAAGTAAGAGATATTCAAGTTTTAAGTAGAGATAACAATACAGATGTAGGAGCAAATGAAATAAGAGTTAAAATATTATTTAACATTAAACAAGACCCAAATACTTTGGATTCTATCACTTTAGATTTTAGTAGTGATATATCAGAGATTGAATCAAATACATCAAGTGGTGGTGGATATTAATTGGAGATAACAAATGCCAAATTATGGTAAAGAAAATTTTAAAGAATCAAATGTAAATTATTTAAATAAAGATTTTGGAGCATTAAAACAATCATTGATGAATTATGCTAAATCTTATTTTCCAAATACATATCGTGATTTTAATGAGACATCACCTGGTATGATGTTATTGGAAATGAATGCGTATGTTGGTGATGTGTTATCATTTTATGTTGACCAACAATATCGTGAAATGTTATTACCTTTGGCTGAAGAAAGAAGAAACATAATCACAATGGCTAAGATGTTTGGTTATAAAGTAAAACCAATTGTTCCTGCTTATGTTGATTTAACATTTAAGTCAGATGTAAATGTAAGTAGTGGTGATGCATCAAAAGTAAATTATAATCACGCGGGTGTATTTGATGCTGGTATTGGGGTAGTATCATCGACTGATTCTAATATTACTTTTGAAACATTAGAACCAATTGATTTTAGAATTGAAGATGACAGTGATACTAATACAATTGGCTCTACAAACGCTATTAGTGGTTTAGCAGAAACTTATACTTTATCAAGAACCACACGAGCAGTCAGTGCAACTCAAAAAACAATTACATTCCAAGTAGGAATACCTGAAAAATTTAAAACATTAATCATACCTGATACAAATGTTATTGATATTATTTCTTGTGTGGATTCAAATAATAATAATTGGTATGAGGTTGACTTTTTAGCACAAGATAAAGTTCCAATTCAAATTCACTATACAGACGACATAAATAGAGCCTCAGCATATGCTGATGCGGAGGGTGGATTGGATTCAGGTACTGCTGTTCCTTTTTCATTAACTTATATTAATTCACCAAAAAGATTTACTCGTGAAACAAATCAAGACAATACAACTTCATTAGTGTTTGGTAATGGTGTGTTGAAAGATGGTACAGATGGTACTATTGACCAGGGATATATTGATATGGAACAAGTTGGTATTGTAATACCTGGACAGACAAATGATTTAAATCAATCTATTGACCCATTATTGGGTAATGAATATTCAACACTTGGTGAAACACCAAACAACACAACTTTAACAATCACTTATCGTGTAGGTGGTGGGATTAATTCAAATGTTCCAGGTGTAGATTTGACAACTGGTGTAAGTGATATTACAGCTATTACACCAGCTCTTGGTACTGCAACTTTAACAAGTGTAACAAACAATAATCCAGCTCGTGGTGGTAAGGATGAAGAAGATACAATTGAAATAAAAGAAAAAGCCAAAGCATTTTTCACAACACAAAACAGATGTGTGACTAAAGAAGATTATGAAGCTAGGGTGTTAAACATACCAAGTAAGTTTGGAAACATAGCAAAAGCATATGTGACAAGAGAAGCTCCTGAAATTCTTGGTGATTCTAATTTAACACAATTACAAAACTATTTTAATGATATAGATAGTGGTGTTACTTTTTTCCGAGACTACCTTAATTCACCACAATTTACATTAAATTTAAACAACTTAATCAATGGGACAGGCAATATCGAAACAGTGATTTCTGGATTGGATGCCATTCTAGCATCAGAGATTGACGATATTGAACAACCTGATATAAGTAATTTAGCTAGAGAATTAGAATTAGGAACAATAAACATTTATGTATTGGGATACAATAATAAAAAACAATTAGTTGGTAACACTCATTTCAGTAGTGTAGGCCTACCAACAACTTTAACATCAAACATAAAAAATTATTTAGAAAACTTTAAAATAATGACTGATACTGTAACAATCAATGATGGGTACATTGTAAACTTTGGCGTTATATTTGATGTGGTTGCTGAAAAATATGCAAACAAACAAAAAGTAAAATTAGATTGTATTCAAAAAATTAAAGATTATTTTAGAATAGAAAACATGCAATTCAATCAACCAATTTATAAAAGTAATTTAGAATTTGAATTAATGGGTGTAGAGGGAGTTCGTTCTATTGGGCATGTAACCCTTACTCAAGATTATGATTATTTTTATTTAGAAGACAGTGGTGATGGTGAATCATTAACTTCACCCACATACACATATTCTCGTGAAGGAGATGAATTTATAGACCAATCAGGTGGAGAGGGAACAGCTGGTTATGGTTTTAAATATAATTTTGCAACTGCTCTTTCAGATGATGGTACAATTGTATTACCACCAACTACAGATAACCCAGCTGTATTTGAATTAAAAAATCCAAACGAAAACATAGAAGGGAGGGTTAGATAATGCATCATTTTATTTTTCCAACACAAGACAATTGGATTTCAAGTGGTAGTAGTAAGATAGATGGAACTTCCTTCAAAGACCAAAACTTCGGAAGAGACCAAATACTTGAAGTCAAAAAAGAATTTTTTAACACGTCATTCGACCATCAGACAAGAGCATTGGTTAATTTTAGTGGAACGGAATTTACTGAACTATCAAAATCAGTTGCTGATGGTACAATATCATCTAATGCTAAATATTATCTAAGGTTGTTTGAAGCTGAGGGTAATGCAGAAATGACTGAAGAATATAAATTAGCTATTCAACCAATCTCACAATCTTGGGTTGAGGGTACTGGTAAGTTTGGAGACAATCCAAAAACAACAAATGGATGTAGTTGGGAAAATCGTAGTAATCCAATTGGGGGTAATGCTTTAACTTGGAGTAAAGCTGATGGTACTAACAATCAAGGTGTATCTATATACTCTGTAAGTTCATCTACTCAAACTTTTTCAAACCAATCACCAGATGTAAATGTTGAAGTAACAGATATGATGAATATGTGGTTAGAAGGTAGAGGAGAAAATTATGGAATGTTAGTTCGTTTTAGTGGTAGTCAAGAAACAGATGAAACTACTTTTGGACATTTAAAATTCTTTTCAAGAAACACTCATACAATTTTTTCACCAAAACTTGAAGTCAGGTGGGATGATTCATCATTCTCTACTGGTTCATTAAATGAATTAACAATGAGTGGATTAGCTGATAATTTTTTATATATGAAAGGTTTGAGGGAAAGTTACAAAGTTGGTGAACGAGTTAAGTTTAGAGTTGGTGCTAGGAAAAGATATATTCAAAAATCCTTTACTACTTCAGTTCAAACTTTGACTGGTTCATACATAACTAATAGTAGTGGTTCATATGCGATTAAAGATGTTGCTACTGATGAATTTATTGTTCCATTTAAAGATTTAACAGGAACAAGTTATACAAAACTTAGTTGTGATAGTAATTCAAATTATTTTATTCAATATTTGGATGGATTTTATCCTGATAGAGTTTATAAAATATTGTTAAAATTAAAATATGATGATGGACAAGAACAAGTGTTTGATGATGATTTTGAATTTATAGTTAAAAGGAAATAAATATGCCAGTTCCAGTAGAAGAATTATTAGATAAAATAGCCGAAGCTTTAATAGAGCACAATGGTATTGATACAACAGATGTTATAAATAATCAAAAATTTATTCTTAACGGACAATTACAATCAGGAGCGGGCGGTGATGTATTAGCACTATTTCAAAAAGATATTGAGGCGAATGTAGAAGACAATTTGCAAACTGCAGCTGACCAAATAGATGATTCTGTTGGGTTTAATATTTATATTCTTGGTCAAAATGAAAATGTAACCATAACCATTATAGGTGGTGGACTTCCAGATGGAGGTTTACCTATTACTGATTTAGTCATTGGTGATGGTAATCCATTAAATTTAAGTCAGTTTATTCCGATAGAAAATAAAGAATCAATTGTAGATATAGAACGGGCTGAAGAATTTTTAGATACAAATATTTATGAATTACTTCCAAGTGGTGATACTCGACAATCAAGAATCATTAGATTATTTCAAGAATTAAACGCACTACTTCCACCAACTCCACCCGATTTTGATGTTAATCCACAAGACGGGATTGTTGATAGAGATGAATTTGGTGATTGGATTAATGCAGAACAATATAGTCAAGATAACAGTATATCATATACTCAAGATAATTCTGATGAAAGTAATATTGATGAGGAAGATGCTTTTGTTCATAGACTAAAAAGTACAGCCAATGACACAAATTCAACAAGAACCATTGAAGATATTTATAATACAATACTTCCTTATCTAACCGATATATTAGAAGACCCTATTTTACCACAAGATGATAGACCAAAGTATGAAAATCAATCAAGTGGATATTTACAATTTAGAAATTTAAATCAAGGTATTATTATTCGTAATACAAATCAAGAATTTGTAAAGGGATTAAATCCAAACACTCAAGATTATTTATCAACGGGTTTTACTATCACGATGTGGGTTAGATTTTTAGATAAGGTATCAGAAGGTACATTGTTTAATTTTGGAAATCCATTAAGAGATGAAAATCCATTTGGATTTAAATTAGAAACCTACGTGTTGGGTAAGGATGACCCTAATCCACATGGTGGTGGTGTACATACCACTTGGGGTGAGTTTGATATTTATTGTCAAGACAGAATAGATAATCCTGGAACAAATGATATTTATTTACCAAGATATGAAAATTCAAATACTGCTCGTTATGTTAGACTTGTTGTTGAGGATAATGGGGTATTAAGAGATTCACATACTGGTGTAGGTGGTGGACAAAAAAGACCTGACATCCCACTTTTACCTGGCAGTGTAACAAGAGATATAGCATTAGCTCAAACAACATTCATACCTGAAGATTTTCAAGAATGGTATTTCATATGTGCTTCATTCAATTCTGCTGTTGATGAGGATAATTCACACACACCACCTCAAACCGACCCATCAGGTATAAATTTAAGTCATAGTACAAACTATTGGTTAAATCATATAGACCCAACTACAGGTGAAAGTGTTGTAAACTCAGATTACGGAAACAGATGTAAAGTGGAAATTATTTCAAAATCAGATTTACTACGAGCTCGTGGTTTTAAATCATAGGGATTTAAACAATGGCTGACGAAAATAATAATAATAAAATAAATCCAAGCGGACTTACAAATAGAACTGAAGAGGGTGGCTTTGGTGGTATTGGTGATGGGGAAATAACACCAAGACCTAGACCTAGACCGAGACCTAATGATGGTCACAATAATGATGGTCATCATCATCATAATCATAAACATAATGGTAATGGAAATGGTTTAGGTGGTTTAGATGGAGAAACTGGTGATGGTGATGTTGCTGGAGGTGGTGGACCAGATGGTGGTGGTGGTAATCAAGAATGTTTCGTTGCTGGAACAAAAGTCAAAATGTCAAATGGTTTGGAAAAAAACATTGAAGACATTAAAATTGGTGAAAAAGTTCTTTCTTACAATGTTCATACAAAAAAATTAGAATTAAAAAAAGTAACTAAATTATTTACACAAGTACACGATTTAGTTGATGGTGACATTACTGTTAAAACAAAATTCAACAATGGTGTGGAAACTCACAACACAATTGCAAATCCATTTTGGTCTAAAGATAAAGGATTCGTAGCAGCTGATGCTGAAAGATGTAATAGATTACATAAATGGGTTAAACAAAGTAATAAAGGAAAAGACACCGAACAATTAAAAGTTGGTGATACATTGTATCATTACAATGGTGAAGAATTACAAGAAGTAATGGTTACTGAAATTGAACACATTGTAGAACCATACATTAGAACATATGATATAACCATTGAAGACAACCATACTTTTTTCGCTAATGGTATATTGACTCATAACTCCGGTGGTGATGCAGGTGATACTCCTGATGACAGTATTAATACTTATATACGTGGTTGTTTTGACCCAGGTGCAGATAATTACTATTGTGATGACCCCGACATCCCTACCCCTTGTTATGAAGGTTGTCCACCTGATGCTGACGCATGTTTAGATGATGGTAGTTGTACATATGGTGGAGTAGATACTACTTATTCTGACGCTCCTAATCTTTTATGTTGTCTTTCAAACACTCACGATGGAACAGTTAGATACGGTGGTGAATTTCCATTTAGTGATGTGGAAAGTATTACTGAATTATATTATGGTGATAGTGAACTTAATGTAGGAAATGTTTATAATGCAGAGGCATGTAATCAAGTAGATTGTAGTATTCAAGAATTTGATAATGAACAAAATTTAATTCCAAAAGTACACTTTGATGGCCATTGTGTTAATTCATTAGGAACACATGGTAAATTTGGACACAATATTGTTTTTGATTATTATTATGATACAATTCTTAGAAACTTTGATTATAATGATGAAGGTGAGGGTGATATTACAACCCCATCACTTTACCATTATCCATTTGTTAGAACAAGGTTTGATTTTGATGATTCTTCAGAAAGCAATGCTATAGAATATAATAGAGATGTCGAAAACGAAAATAGATATTTTGAACCAATTACTCATACGAGTGTAGTCGATGAAGACACATGGGATGATTTTAATGATGGTTTAAATAATGGAGATAGTGTTATATTTGGTGATGCTGAATATGATATTGGAGTATTTAATGAAGTATTTGATAGATTTCAAACTGGTGTGGATAAGGACGGAACTGAATTATATAATTTACCAATTTATAGAGAATTAAGTTGTCAAGATATTGAAAATAATGCGGGTATTGTTGTAGGTGATTATACTGGAAAAAAAGACGATTATGATTTAGGGATAGGTTTTACCAAGTCACCATTTAGTTCTGGAGAAATTTCAGAAGTTGATAATGATACATATACATTAGGTGATAGTCACTCTAAAGGTATTGATTTTTGTGGTGGTGATGCATTGGTTACTGAAGCATTTCAAATTTTATTTGATAAACCATTGTACTTTAGAATAATAATGAACATATTTGCAAATCACCCAATAGATACATGGTTTAACCCTATTACTGAAGATACTCAAATTCCAAATCCAACTATTGGTTTTGGACTTGATAGTAGTGGTGTTGACGACATTATTGCTACTATAGAAGGTGAAGAATATATAAAAGATGTTTTTATAAATGATGAAAAATTGAACAGAGATGTATTGATAAGAATTGGATTCCCCTTACCACCAATTTCATTTAATGAAATGGATTGTGCTGGTATAAGAGGTTCATATCTTCAATTAGTTGATGAATTTATTGGTGAGGTAGAAGCACTAACATTTTTTGCTGATTTTCAAATACCAAATGTAGAAATTGAACCAACGATGAAAAATCAATTAGATGTATTGAGTGGAATTGATTTACGAGAAGATGGTTTAAATGCTTGTGATTATATAGAATTTATGATTTTACCAGGTGGTGACATTATGGATGGTGATGGAATTTATTATAAAGGTATGGACATTCCATTTGATTATTTTGAATCCCCATATGATAGTAATGCGAATAATACTGAAGCAGGTGATATGACAAAAGAACAATATGTAAGAACTTTTGATTGTAATACTGAACTTAATAACAATATAAACTTTAGTAAAATGAGAGCCGTGTGTAAAGATGGTTCATCGGTTGAAATGGCACAAGCTGGTATACAAGGTAATGGGTCTGTAACTATAGATTACGAAGACCCTACTGAAGCATTTTTCAATACAGGTGTGGAAGCTTGTAATTCAATATTAAAATTAAATTCAAGTCAAGAACTATATTATTTATCAGACAATGATGGTAAAGAATCATTAGGTATTTTCTTTTATGATAGTGAAAACAAACTATCTGAAAATTTTATTAATGATAAAGATGAATCATTTGAACAATATGTTTATAAAAATGGTATTAAAAATGGTAATGGACGAGATGTTGGATATACCTATACAGAGGCGTCTTGGAACAATTTGGGTTGGGGACAAATTTATGAAGCTGAGAATTGGACTTTAATTGATAGCGTTGCAACGGACTTTAGTTTAAACCATTATTCAAATAACATATCACCATATTGGAGAGCGAGTTATTTAGAATGTTTTTCACATAATAAATGTATTGTAGTTGATACTTTGAAACCACTTATACAAAATGGTGTATCTGGATATGACCCAAGACAAGGTCTTACTACTTTTATAGATAGAGATGATTTACCAGAAATTGCACGAAGAAAAAAACAAAAATTTAAATTATCTTTTATGATGAAAACAATTGACTTAGGTGTTGGAGTTGATTTAAAAAATACAGGTATACATACTGTTTTAGAATTTGATAATTCTAAGGTTAGTAATGATAATAAAACATTTACACAAACTAAAATAGAAACAAAAGAATATAAAACTTCACAATGTTCACCATATGGTAAAAATCCAAATCATTATTCTGCTATTTTGACTGAAGACAGATATTGTAAACAAACACGAGCTTCATTTACAAATAATAAAATAAATGAATGGCAAAAAATGGAGTATGTGTTTGAAGTTAATACCGATAATAATCTTAATTCATACAAAGGTATAAATTTATATTTAACACCTTTAGATTATGCAAAATTTGAAGGAGATTTGTATACTGAATCAAATGAAGATTTATCTTATTTAGAAGATAATGCTTCTGTGATTTTAATAGATAATGTTGAATTTAAAGAAGCTTATGATTTTCATCCAGATGTTGACGTGAGAAAGAAAAAAGGAACAAATGATTATGGATTAGTAAGTTTAACAGAATATTATGATAGATTTAAACCAACTACTAATCCTGATAAAGTAATAGAAGAATTTAACGATACAACTGCGCCATTGGAAGTACAATTTTATTTTTATCCAAGATTTCCATATGATAATACATTATCACCAAATAGAGAAATACTTTTAGAGGAATTTGAATTTAAACAATTTTATATCTCTGATGTGGATTGGGGTGATGGTTCACCAATTGAATTTACAACTGAACCAGAAAACATAGGAACAGATGTAGCTGTTTATCATACTTATGAAAAATCTGGAACATATGAAGTACAAGGAACTATGTTTATAACAGTAGCTGAGGAATACTCATACTCACTAAATCCTGGTGATAGAGAGTATAATGGTAATTTAGGTGTTGGTTATAATAAAAAATTTAGGATAAAAATTAACATTAATGAGGGGTTAGATGAAGACTTTACATATTTTGGAACTGATGGTTTTTCATTTATTCCATATAAAAACACTTTACCACTTATAGGTGGATATTCAGAACAAAGTATTTATTATAAATCTTTAAAAAGAAATCTTGGTATTATTGATACAACTACATTTAATAATTTATTAGTAGAAAGTGAATTACTCACAAAAGATTTTCACGGGTACAACGGTACAGATGGAGCTAATACATCAGCTGTAGAAGTGACATTAGGTGGTGAAGATGGTTGGTATAAAACTCTTAGAGTAAATGAATTAACAGGTAATACAAACACAGAATTTCTTATGAGTAATAATGTTCCTGTAATTCCTGGTGTTACATATGTGGAATCATTTGAATTAAAACACGATGGAATAATTGATGAATTAGATATAACATTTTTTAGGGTTGGACCTAGTCATCGTCTTGTAGATGCGACAATTGAAGATTTGGGTGTAGATGTTGATGGTAATTTTCATAAAAGAGTTTCAGCACAATTTACAACTGAAGATGGTGATATTAAAATAAGAGCTATTGATTTTAAAAATGTTAATGATGATGATATTGATGGAGATTTTACATTTTTAGCAGTTAAAAATATTAGGTTTTATTCTTTAGAAGATTTATCAAATGCTTCATTAGTGGATGTTAATTATAAACGTATATCAGATAGATTACAAACAGAGTTAGCTTTTCAAAAAATGGATGATTCATATAATGACAGTGGCGCATTTAATATTTTAAATTATTATCAAACACCACTTGAAATAACTGAAAATACATCGGATGAATATTTAGCCACTTTACCATTTCCAAGATACTTTCAAGAATTTGATATACTTGATGAAAATGAATTAACTGTTGAAACATATAATAGATGGGTTTTTGAAGGAAGGCCTGATATAGCAGGAGTTGTATTACATAACATGTCAGAAGAAAGAGCTCAAATTGGAATTGTTGGTATTAAGAATATAGGAATGGGTTTTAATGTTACATTGGCTAAACCATTTGATGATTATAATTCTATGCCACTTAACTATGAACTTTTTGACCAACCATCACTTGAACTTCCTATTAGTACTTATGCTTGTGCTACAGTTTTTGGAGGTGATGGTGATTTCAATGGTGGTGATTATGCAGTAACACAAGCAGTTGGTACAGCTATTGATGATGATGGGGGTGAATGGGAAACATTTGATTGTATAGTGACTGATATTGATGAAGAGAGGAATGTAAATTTACCCACAATAAGTGAAAGTGATACTTATAATCCACCTGAAGTTTATATAAATCCAACTATAGAAAGACAAACGGAACAATATACTGGAAAACAATTTAGTTCACTTAAAGAACAACTTGGTAAATCTATTGGTGATTTAGATATTACAAGTATAAAATATTATGATACACCAAAATCCATATGGGAATTGCTTGGATTTGAAGAAGAAGATTTAGAACAAATTGGAACACCCGATAATTCAAGATATTGGAAAAACATTATTCCTGAAGATTACTCTATTTATAATAGAGAGGGTATTAATATTAATTCATCTCCAATAATAGACCCAAAACCATTTTATGAATTTGAAGAAATATTATCACCTGAATATTTTTCGGGTGATGTGATAGGTCAATTGGTATGTGCACAAGGTGATGAAAATTGTCAAAGTAAATATGTAAATGGGGCTGAAGCATATGCTGAAGCTGCTGGTGAAGGTTTTAATTGTCCAGGTAGTTTTAGTAATGAAGAAGGAACATTTTGTGACAACATAGATAAAATATACCCTAATACAAATTATAATCTTATGACATTTATACCAGGCACGGTTGAGTTTTGTCACCCATTACTTGGATGTACAGGATTTGATAAAGGTGAGGGAATTATGTTAGAAGGACCAATGAATTATGACCCAAATGATTTCAACGTAATTTATACTGGACCATTTATGAGTTTTAATATTGTTAGTTTTGCTATGGTAGTGGATACTTATTCACAACAAGAGTGGTTAAATAATTATTACTATCCTGTATTACCAAGATATGGACTAGATGGAAAATTCATTGAAGATGATTTTCCAAATGACAACATTCCATTTTCATTAGAAGGAAATATAACTGATGAGTATGAAAAAAATCAAAACTTATTAACAAATTTATCAGTAGATATGATTGATACAAATGTTTTAAATGATGGTAGTGGAGAAAATAATAAAGGATTTGTTATATCTGATTATAAACCAAAGTCTGATATTGAAACATTGGAAAATAAAAAAATAAAAAATATGATTGTAATGAAACATAAAAAGTCTAATGGGGCGTTTTAATGGCCAAAATACAACAATTTAAAAATAAACCAACACCATATTCATATGGTCAGTATTATTATGATAATGATGATATGGATACTTTTCAACCTATTGAAGAATCAGATAGTGTTTTAAAACCAATTGATAAATATTCAGATAAAAGTTTACACTCAAGTGTTACTGCGGATTCCACAAGAGACTATATTGTACAAAATCAATTAAGAAATGTTGGAGTCAGTGGTATAAAAATAAATGATTTACAAGTAAGAGAAAATAGTACTAGTGATACACACATAGATTGTGATTTTAAGGGTTTTATTTGTGACAGAAGGACATTTGATTGTTTTGATGATAATAATAATATAAGAGCATATAGAACTATTGAAGATTTTTTTATTCATGGTGGAGTTCCAACTTCAGTTAGATATGGCATTGAAACAGCGCGTTGGTTTAGACTTCAACCAGGTAATATATCTAATAATGACCATCCTAAATTTGATTTTTTACGAGACAAATATATTGTTAAAAATCTTTCACCAGATATAACAGAAAATTTACAAATACAAAGTGGTGATTATTCATCTGATGAAGAAATAGGATTAAAAGTAGGTTTAGATAATTTTATTTCATCATCTGTTGATAATTGGGATACTTCAATAGCTACAAATACTTTCAGTGCTTTTCAACCGAAGGATGATATTCTAATTCCTGAAGAGAGACTAACAAGTATTTTTCAAGAAGACGGTTCTACTGGTTCTGAAGAAAATTATATACAAATCGTCATATTTTTGAAATCAAATAAAAGTGGTCGTAGTAGAAGAAGAAGATTTTATGTTTTAAAACTACGTCCAAGAGATTTTATAGATACATCAACATCTCCAGCTTCACCTGGTGAGTTGTCAGGAGAACCAATTGTAGTTAATTCTGACGACACATCACTTTTTGTAAGAGAAGGCCATCCAAACAAATCAAATGATGAATGTGATAAACCTGCTTGGTATATATCAAATCTTTCAGTTACTGTTACAGTTTCACAAGGTGTAGCAGCTGATGACTTTAATAATTTAGACCAGGAAATTATCGGCAAAATGCAAGGTAGAAATCCAATTAAAGAAAATAATTTTGATGTAGATTTCATGTCTGTTAATATTTTTCAAGAACCTTTTACATCTGCAATTTCTAATAATTATCTTTGGAGAAAAAACTTCACACCATTTTCACAAGTTACAATCAATAACAGATTGGATAAAAACTTACAAGGATTTAAAACTAATGATTTAGATAGACAAATTTGTTCATCACCGACATTTGTTAATTTAAGAGTTGATGTTGCAGAATATAAACAAGCCGCAGAAGACAATAGTGTTTTTATAGAAAGAGGTTTTGCAGAAAACATATCACCACATTATAAAGTTTGTGTTGTTCATTGGAATGATATAGATGATGAATTTACATCAGTTCAAAATGTATTTGATAAAAAACCTACTGATATTAATGAAATCACAGTAGCTCAAGATAACAATACATTTATTTTTAAAGATTATTCAGAAACTTTTAACCATAATTATACCACACCTGGTATTAAAAAAATAAAAATATTTGTTTTTAATTATATACCATATAACAATGATAGTTGGGATAATCAATATAAAAACTCTCAAATTCCACCATTTAATAAAATTGAACCATTAAGATATAAATTATTAACATCAAGAATTTATTTAGATATACCGATAAGTGAATTTGAAGACTTTGGTGAATTGGGTGCAAAAGATTATAGAACATTGCCTTGGCCTTATACTACACCTGTGATTGGTGGTGTAAGTAAGGATTCAAAATATTTAAAATCAATTGATGATATATTGGGTGGAGGTAAAATAGGTGATGCGGATATTATTGATGAAAGGCTTTTACAAAACGCTAAAGAAAATGATGAACTTGGTCAAAACATAGAACAAATGGATTTAGAACAAGTAAGATATTTTAACACTGGTAGTTATAATATGAATAAATTGCTAGGATTATCAGAAGAAAATTTAATTGTTTCATATCCAAACCCAAATTACTTAGAAGAAAATTATTTAAAAAACTTACCTTTTCCTATATACTTTGACCAATTTAATGTTACTCAAGATGGTGAATTAAATGAAGATGATATTGAGATTTGGATGAGTGAATATGGAAGACCTGATATAGCAAATCAAATATCCTTATATACGAATCAAATTCAATCATTTGATGAAGCTTCAAGTGATGAAGAACAATTACTTGGGCAAATTTATTTAAGACACCAACAAAATAACTTTGATTCAGACTATTGGTGGGTTCATTATTGGGCTGGTGAATTAGGAGGGGCATTACCCTGGAATGAAGCTGGGGGTGATAGTCCTGCTACTTATTGGGGGCTTGAGTTCAATGACGATGGTACAGTAGCTACTGAACAAGAAAGTTATAGAAATACATACCAAGATTTAGGGTTAAATGATTATACTGAAATAACACCACAAAATACATGTAATTATTATTTTAAACATCTTGTAAATGATGTAACTCAAGTAGTACCTGTATTCAATGAAGAAATTCAATTTGGTGCTGGTAGTTTATATTACTCTGGATTTAATTGTATTACACCAAAAGAAAACTTATTATATCCATATCCATTTCTTAATTATATGGGATTATTTTCAAGTGAAACATTTTTAATACAAGAGTCAGTTGACTTAGATAATAATTATTTTGACCAAGATGAATACACAGAAATATATTGGTCTGAAGATGCAGAAATGACATATACGGATTCTATTACAAATTGGGATGTGTACAATGAAGGTCATCAAAATTGTCAACACGATGGTGAACCAGACCCTAATGATTTTATGGTGGTAAATTCTGAAGATGGTGGAAGTGTAAGTTTTATAAAAACAAGAAATTGTTACACAACTTTAAGATTAAGTTCTAAAGAAGCTCTAATTCAACCTAACAAAACATATAAAATTGAATATAAACTTGAAAATGGGGCTGATGGTTATGATGAGGATTTAGGTTTTAATGATAGTGGAGGGACTTTCAATAGTTGTCGTCTTACATTAATGGGTGCCGATGGTGTTGTCGCTCCCTGGTATAATGATAACTCAACTGAGTTATATCCATCTGATAATATTCAAACAATTGAATTTATTGCAAAAGATGGTGTGGATGATTTTGATAATGAGGTAATATTCCCTGCTAAATTGGTAATAATATCAGATAGTGTATCAAAAACTACATTTAAAATAAAAAGTTTAGTAGTTGTAGAGGAAATAAATATTGAGGCTCAATTACTAAATATAGAGAATTTTAAAAATACACAATATTTTGATGACCCTATGTATCTACTTGAATCATATAATTCACAAATATGGAATGGAGATACAGACGAAACAACTTTTCCGTTGGAAAGTTCAATCGGACAGATATTTATAAGTAATAATCAGGACAATGATTTAAAACAAAGTTGTAAATTAGAATTAAATACTGGTGAGTTAACTGGAAAATCTATCGATGATTCTAGTGGTGAGATAAATAAAGGTTTATTAATTGGAGATTATAGAATTAAAAAGAATCAAAAAAATAGAAGTATGATAAAAAATTCACAAATAAAACTTCCAAAGAAAACTGGAAATAAAAATGGAGCATTGTAATGCCAGATTTTGAATTTGAATTTAATCAACAAGATAAAGAATTGGTTGTTACTCAAGATGATGCATTTCTTACTGAAGAACATTACATTAGACTAACTGTTTACCCAACAGAGGCTATTAACACTATTGTTGATTTACCAAATAGTGATAATGGTATAGAAGGAAAAGCTATTTTCTTTGCTACATTAAAAACTTCAGCATATGAAGTAAACATATCACCATTTACAGATAATCAAGAAAATTTAATTGATACAATTGTTATTGGTGGTGATGATAGTACCATTTATCCAAATGATTTTAAAATATATCAAAATCCTGATGGAACTGTTTATTTAAAACCAAATGAAATATTTAACAAATTTGAATTACCACAAGGTAATTATAGAATCCAAATTGATTTTTTAAAACAAGAAGAATATCTATTACCATTTGTAATTAAACAAATTTCAACTTCAAGAAAAGAAGTTAGATTAAAAGTATTAGATACCTCTATTACAAATGACTCACCACTTGCGGGCCCGAATCTACAAACACCACTTATTGATTCATTAATAAATGAATTTACTGACAATACGGGTGTTTACCAATTCAAACATGTATTAAATATTGGAACTGGTGACCACATTCCAATAATGAATTATCAATTTGATGCATTGACGGATGGTAAAGATAATCAATCCTTAATATTAAAACTTTATAATGCAATACCAACTACAATTTCAACTACATCACCAGTCACTATTGAGAGGGAAGTTTTAACCACACAAACTCAAGACATATTTTATTTTTCTGAAGTACCTGATGTTTTCTTCGGCGATGGATTAGAATCAGACGCACAAGAGAATTGGATTAATCCTGATGGTAATGATGTAGAATTTCAAAATTATAATGATTTAACTGGTTCTATTGATAGTGGTGTTATTGAAACTTTAATATCATCTAGTGGATACAATTATCCAAATCTAAATACAGACTTTAGGTTTTTTGAAAATCACACATTCTTTGGTTCGGCTAAAAAGAAATTAGAAAATTTTAAAACAAAAGTAGAAACCATTCAAGGATATTATTCGGATATATCAAGTTCATTGTCAGCTAATGGGGGAGCTATAGTTGGTGACTCAACTTTCTTAGTTCAGAAAAGAACAGATTTATTTAAAAAAATAAATGATGAAATAAGAGGGTTTACACCTTATGAAAGATTTTTATATTATGATGGGCAGAGTGAATCAACTGCTTCAGCTCCTGGTTTGGGTAAAAATTATACTGATTCAACACCAGTTAACTTACTAAGTGATGAAGGTACACAATTAAATGCATTTGATGGTTTTGATGTTGTGTATAAACACACAACAACGAATATGGGTGATGACACAAGAGTAGATGTATTTAATGGTAAAAATTTAATTCAAAACAAACCATTGTTTAATTATAGTGGTTCTATTTATTTATCATTTTTATTAAAAGGTGATGAATTTATTACTAGCTCAAAGGGTGGTGAATTTGGTGGTCCTGGTTTAAGATGGGATAATGTTCAAAGCAATATGACCCACAATGGATTACCTGTTCAATTACCTAACGATTCTCTTCACCAAAAACTTATACAAAATCCAGCTATAACTGGAAGTGAATATAGAAGATTTATTTATGAAGCATCAATGTCATATTGGGCACCAACCAATGTAGCCAATGGTGATGGTGTTCCTATTGATTTTGATATTGGAAAAATAACAAATTTTGCTAACGGTTCAACACACTATACAATTTTAAGTAACAATCCAAAAACAGGTTCTAATCCGATAAAAGATTCAACTGGTAAATATCCTACAACAGTCATAACACAATCTGGTATTCGATTTACCGGCTCGTGTATGCCAGCTGGTGACCCATTTTTTGTAAGATGGGCTAATGTTGGTAGTGGAAAAACAACATCATCTTTTATAACTAATGTAAATGTAACTTTAAACAATCCAAATAATGTTTTACCATTTGATACTGTGTATAAAACAACTTCAAATGATTTTACCACTTGGTATAATGCATTATTAACAAAAGCAGAAAATTTTGATATTGATAATATCCATTCATTTGAAAACAATTTACCTCTTTATATACAAAATAGTTCTGAATATAATGATATGAAAGATTTTCTTGCACTACAAGGTGAACAATATGATTTAATTAGAAATCACATTGATTCAATGGGAACAATCCACAAAAGAGGATATAAGAAAACAAATTCACCACCTGATAACACATTACCAATGTTATTATCCAATATGGGTTGGGAAGCTATAAATCCATTTAGTGGTAATTTAACAGATACATTGGGACAATATTTAACTGGTGTAACTTCAATTGATGATATTAAAAATCAAACTTGGAGAAAAACTCTAAATAATTTATTATACATATACAAATCAAAAGGAACAAAAAATTCAGTAAGAGCATTGTTGAACACTTATGGTTATCCACCTGATGTTTTAGAATTTCAAGAATTTGGTGGTTCAACGGAGGAGTCAAACCCAAGAATTTTTGTAAATACTCCACCATCGGGTAGTGGTATTGATTTATCTTTAGATACTTCAACTGGAAGTTTTTCCTTTACTTCAAAAAAAGAAAAACTTTTTAATTATAACTTTTCTTCAGTTAACAAAAGAATTTTAAATTTAGATTGGTGGATGGATAGTGCGAATATAAATACATTTGAATTTATTTATAAACACAATAATACTACCAATACACAAACAATTCTAAAATCAAGTGGTAGTAGTGCTCAAACATTATGGGATTTAAGATTAATCCCAAGTTCTGATGGAGTTAGTTCATCATTTGAATTTAGATTAAGTAATTCTCTTACAGGTTCTCTCGCTATAGCATCAAACGCAGTATCAATGTCAACTAACTATTCAAATATGTCAGATGGTCAATTGTGGAATGTAATGTTACAAAGAATGACAAGTAGTACTTCAACTAATATTACAAATGAATATAGATTACATAGTTCACTTCAAGAAGGTAAAAAAATAAAAACTTATAACTATGTAACAATGTCATTATCAGGCAGTGGAACGGTGGGTGATAAAAACGCTTTGGCTAATAAAAATTGGATGTCAAGTGGTTCAAAACATGCATTATCATCATCTAATTTATTTGTTGGTGAGATATTTAGTGGTTCACTATCAGAAATAAGAGGGTGGTCTACAGCATTAAGTACATCTAAATTTAGACAACATACACTTAATAAATTTTCTACTGTTGGTAATACAATTAATTCACATAAAAATGATTTAGTTTATCATTTTAAATTAAATGAAAATTATACAAGTGCTTCAATATCAAGTTCAACACAAACAATGAATATTGTAGATGCAGCACCGACAACTACTTATTTAGATTATACTTTTACAAAAGCTGGAAGTACATTTAATACGGGAAGTGTATATGGATTTGATTTAATCGAAGTTACAAAATTAACTTTACAAGATAATGTTTCTAAAGCAAATGACAATAATATTTTAATAAATCCTAAAAGAAATGTTGTTGGAGATTTAAGTCCTATCCAATCAGCTGTAAAACTATTAACACGAGAAAATAGTAAACCATTATTTAAAACATCTGAAAAATTAGAATTATATCGTTCACCACAAACATTTGTTGACAATTTTATTATAGATAATTTAAGTGGATTTAATTTAGAAACTCTATATGGAAATCCAAGAAACTATTACTCTCATTCATATAATGAGTTTGATACATTTAGAGATGAATTTTTTGAAGCACATCCAATATCTGTTGATACAAATAAATTTATAAGAGCTCATGAGAATATGTTTAATTCTTCTATTGTGGAAGGAATAAAGACAGTAGTTCCAGCTCGTTCAACATTTAGTGATAAAAATTCTAACTTTGGTGTTGAGATAAAACCAACTATTTTAGAAAAACAAAAGTATGAAAATGAAGAACATAGTGTTGAAGCAAATCCAAATACTCGTAGTGGTAGTGTTAATCCAGTAGTTAGTTCCCCAACATCAGAATACATAAGACCAAAATCAGGTTCAGCTAGTGTTAATGTTACAAATACATCAACATATGAACAACCAAAAAGTGGTTCTATAAGTGCTAATGTTACAAACACAACAACTTATGAAAGACCAAAATCAGGTTCAATAACAACAACACCATTATTAACGGATTCATCAGTTCCAACTTCAAAAGATGGAACAATTGATTACGCTTCAACAGCAAATGAATCTTTTGTAGATATTCATAAAAATTGGGGAACAAGTTCAGCTGATGTTCAATTTATAAATTATTTTGAAAGTGGTTCAGAAGCAACATTTAATACTTATCATATTGATACGAGAGTTATATTTCATGCTGTTGGGGATACTGAGTATTATTCAGCCTCATTTGGAAAAGCAAGTGACTTTGGTAATTCATCAAGATTTTATAACAGATTATATTTAACGGATAATGTGAATGGTTCAGTGACTTATGATAGTAAAAAGTTTGCAACAGGTGCAGGAATTGTAACTGGAAGAATGATGGGTAAAACGAGATATTTTTCTACTGGTTCTGATGGGAATATTATTTTTCCAAGAAATCACGTAAGTCGATATGTAGACCATTATATAACTAATATGAATAATGGAACAAAAAATAAAAATCCAGGTCAATTAAATGTACAATATGAAGATTATTCTACAGCTTCATTCTACAGAGTAAAAGTAACTGGTGGTGAAAATGAGTTAAAAGTTGGTAGTGGTAATCCAACAATAGATAATAATAATAAAATAATTTATGGTTAATTTAAATTCGAGTATTTTTTCATTTTATTTATATTTATATATGAATTAAAGTATTTCGAAATTAGGAGATAAAAATGGGATATTTAGATAACGGTTCAATTACGGTTGATGCAGTATTGACAAAAAAAGGTAGAGAAATTTTAAAGAATGGTGGTAATTTAAATATTACTTCATTTACACTTTCTGATACAGGTGTGGATTATACTTTATGGAATCCAGACCATCCAAGTGGTTCAGCATTTTATGGTGAAGGTATTGAAAAATTACCAATGTTAGAAGCTAGTGTTCATAGTGAATATAATCTGAGAAATAGATTAATATCATTAAATCAAAACACAACATCAGTTCCTGCAATTCAATTAGGTAATTTGGACAGTGCTGATGGAACTATTTTAACACTTAAAGAAGGTAAACAAACTGCTAGGATTTCTGTTGATTTAGTTGGTTACACATCTACTGGTAATGTGACACTTGGTGGATTTCAATACTACTTTGTTATTCAAGACCCAGCACTTATCTCTACAAATTCTTCACTTATGAGTAATTTAAGTGGAACAAGTAGACAATTTTTACAAGAACAAGACATCCCATTTGCTCAACAATATGGATTTAATGGTAACGCATTTGATTTAAGTGCAATTCAACAAGACACTGCAGGGAAAGAAACAAATGTTT